ACATATTAAAAATCGGCACGTATTTTTTGTTTTTGGAGGTACCGATGTTGAAGTGCGCGAATCTGTTCGTGCAATCACTGAAAAAGAAACTGATGCTATTATTGTAGCTTCTTACGGTGTTTATAGTACGGGTGTTAATATACGTAATCTTCACAATATTGTATTTGCATCTCCATCAAAATCTAGAATTCGAAATCTTCAATCAATAGGTCGTGGCCTTAGACTTGGAGATAATAAACAAGAAGCAACTTTATTTGACATTGTTGATGATTTTAGATTTGGCAAATCTGCCAATTATACATTGAAACATTTTCTTGAACGTGTTAAAATATATGATGAAGAAAAATTTAATTACAAATTTTACAACATCGAGCTAAAACCATGACAGAAGAAATACAAATTAAAATTCTAAGGCTTAACACAGGCGAAGATATTATTGGCGCTTGTTTAATGGACGATGAGCATGGTTGCGTTGGTGTAGAAAATCCAATGAAACTACATATGCGAAGAATGCCTGTAGCTGGACAAGCAATGTTAATTATGGCACCTTGGTTACCATTAGAAATCATTGAAGATAATTTTGCAACAATTAATTATGATGACATTATTACAGTTGTTGAGCCAAAAAGAAAATTAATAGATCATTATACAAACACAGTTTTAGAAATTGAAACAAATTTGACAGTCAATGAAACAGATTTAAAAATGGAAGAAAGTGAAGAAGATGATGTTGATGAAGACACCATGCAAGAAATGTTGAATTCATTAAAAGAAGCAAAGAAAGGTAAGCTACATTGATAGATTACAATGATGATAATTTAAAATTGGTGATTAAAATTATTGAAAAAAACTTAACACCAGATTTATTACCTAAGAAGTGGACAGAAAGAAATAGTACCAATCCAATGTTTGGTCATTGTCATACCGCTTCTGCATGTCTTCAAAAAGTATTTGGCACTAAAAACATCAAACTTTGGAGAGGCCTTGATGATGAAAATATTTGGCATTGGTGGGCAGTTGATTTAAATGGCAAGTTGATTGACATTACGGCAGATCAATACACTTCTCAAGATAGAGTGCCACCATATGATAAAGGTCAGAAGTCTTCAATGTTGGGATTTGATTACAGAATTAGAACTCTCACGCTACTAGGAAGAGTTATTGAAGAATTATCATCAAACGGAACACCGCCAATGTAACACTTGTCAAGAGCGAAAACAAGGCCCTTTCAGGCAAATGCTATGATAGGTGTTGACATACTCACACAAAACCTTTACAATGTAAAACTATGACAAAGAAAACTAATCACTACATCAATAATGCCGACTTTCTCAAGGCGCTTGTTGAATACAAAGAAGCCTGCGATAAGGCACAAGTTGAAAATAAATCAGAACCTCCCATTCCAAATTACATTGGCGAGTGTTTTCTAAAAATTGCCGATCATTTATCTCGTAAGCCAAACTTTGTATCTTACTCTTTTCGAGATGAGATGATTTCTGATGGCATTGAAAACTGCTTGATGTATTTTAAAAACTTTGATTCAACAAAATCAAAAAATCCGTTTGCTTATTTTACACAGATTATTTACTATGCTTTTCTTCGCCGTATTATGAAAGAAAAGAAACAACTATATGTTAAATACAAAGCAACAGAACAATTTGGTATTTTAGATGAATTTGAAATGCATGAAGATTCCGATGGCAACATGAGACAGTTTAAATTATATGATAACATCTCTGAATTTATTCACACGTTTGAAGAAAATAAAAAAAATAAAAAAAATAAACAAATTAAAACTCTTAAAGAACTAGAAGGAGATTTGGATGTCTAATGAAGAAACACTTGCTCGCATTCAACGATTACAAGAAAGACACGAATTGCTTGACCGAGAAATTACTCGTGTTGAACAGACTCATCAAAATCAAATGATGATTATTGATTTAAAAAAGAAAAAACTTAAACTCAAGGACGAAATCGAAACGTTGACAAAACTACTATGAAATTATGTATTTTAGGTGATAGTCATTTTGGTGCTCGTGGCGATTCGTTAGACTTTCATAAGTATTTTCAAAAGTTTTATAATAATATATTTTTTCCGTATTTACTAGAAAACAAAATTACAACCATCTTTCAGATGGGTGACTTGTTTGACCGAAGAAAATACATTAATTTTAACTCACTATATCTTTCTCGTAAATATTTTTTTGATGTATGTGCGGCTAATGATATAACACTACATACACTTATTGGCAACCATGATGTTGCTTTTAAAAATACACTTGATGTTAATTCACCATCATTGTTAATTAACAATTATCAAAATATCAAAATCTATCAAAGTTTTGAAACAATTCAGTTTGATGAATTAGATATTGATATTGTTCCTTGGATTTGTGATGAAAACGAATCTGACATTTTTGACAAAATAAAAAACTCCAAATCTGAAATTTGTTTTGGTCATTTTGAGATTGCTGGTTTTGAAATGGATCGTGGCAATGTTTGTGACACAGGTATTGATAAACAACTACTAAATCGTTATGATATAGTTTTGTCAGGCCACTTTCATCATAAGTCTTCTGCTGGTAACATCACATATGTTGGTACACCTTATGAAATGACTTGGGTAGATTATTCTGATCCAAAAGGTTTTCATATCTTTGATACAGAAACAAGAGAGATGGAGTTTATAAAAAATCCATATAACATGTTTAACAAAATTGCGTATGATGATAGTTCTACTGATTTTGAATATTGGAAAACATATGACTTCTCTTCTCTCAAAGAAACTTATGTGAAAATTGTGGTTGTTAACAAACAGAATCCATACCTGTTTGATTTCGTAATTGATAGTTTTTATAAATCTGGTTGTTCCGATATTGCAATCGTTGAAGACTTCACCGATGTGCAAATTGATGATGACATTGTGGATCAAGCAGAAGATACGATGACCATTTTGTCTAAGTATATTGATGCACTTGAACTTGATGTTGAAAATGATAAACTGAAAAAACTTATGCGCGAACTTTATGTTGAAGCTTTGAATACGGAAGTTACTGATTAATGATCTTGTTTCAAAAAGTTCGTTGGAAGAATCTTCTTTCAACGGGTAATTACTTTACAGAAATTAATCTTGCAACAAATACAAACACTTTAATTGTTGGAGAAAATGGGTCTGGCAAATCAACTTTGTTAGACGCATTGTGTTTTGGTTTGTTTGGTAAACCATTTCGTAACATCAACAAACCACAGTTGTTAAATTCTATCAATAGCAAAGATTGTATCGTTGAAGTGGAGTTTAATACAAATAACAAGGCATATAAGATTGTTCGTGGTATTAAACCAAACATTTTTGAAATTTACTGTAACGGACAACTTATAAATCAAGAAGCCGCTTCAAGAGACTATCAAGATCAACTTGAAAAGTTTATTTTAAAACTAAATTATAAGTCTTTTACACAAATTGTAATTCTTGGTTCAGCATCATTTACACCATTTATGCAGCTAAGCGCTGCAGACCGGCGAACAATTATTGAAGATTTGTTGGACATTCAAATATTTTCTACAATGAATACTCTTGTGCGAGAAAGACTTTCTACGAATAGAGAAGTCACTTCAACAACTAAACACCAGATTGAACTGGCCACACAGGCATATGAACTTAAAAAGAAACATATTGAAGACTTAAAAAAGACGAATGATGATGAGATTTCTAAACATCAAAATGAAATTGCTAACAATCTGATTGTTGTTACAGAACTTACTTCAAACAATGAGGTGATTTCAACTAGAGTTGGCGAGTTACAAAATGTGGTATCATCTAAGACTGGTGTTGAAAACAAAGTCAAAAAGATGACAAGGTTGGAATCACAAATTGAAAACAATTTGTTAAAATTCAAAAAAGATATTGCTTTCTTTGAAGATCACGATGATTGTCCTACCTGTAAACAAGCAATCGCGGCCGACTTTAAAGATGGTGAACTTGTTTTATTAAAAAGCAAAGTCGAAGAAAACACACAAGCTTTACAGAAACTTGAAACGCTTTTGCTTGAAGAACAAAAGAAGTTAAATGACATTAGTGAAGTGCAAACCAATATTCAACAGTTACAAGTAAAAATTGCGACCAACAATACTTCTATTTCTGAAACAAACAAATATGTTTTAAAACTTCAAAAGAAGATAGAAGAGCTTAGAACAACTGAACAAGGAACAGAGAAAGAAAACAACAACCTAAAAGAATTGCAGGATTCTTTGTCTCAACTAGAAGTAAACTTAAAAGAATTAATACAAGAAAAGTCATATTTAGAAACTGCCTATAATTTGTTGAAAGACACAGGTATCAAAACAAAAATTGTAAGACAGTATCTTCCGGTGATTAATAAATTGGTCAACAAGTATTTAGCGTCATTAGATTTCTTTGTTAATTTTAATCTAGACGAATCGTTCAAAGAAACAATTAAGTCTCGGCATCGTGATGAGTTTTCTTATAATAACTTCTCTGAAGGCGAAAAACAACGAATTGATATGGCTTTGATGTTAACTTGGCGTGCTGTTGCTAAGCTAAAAAATTCTGCCAATACCAATCTACTGATACTTGATGAAATTTTTGATTCAAGTCTTGATGCCAACGGCACCGAGTATTTGATGAATATCCTACATATGTTAGAAAATGTAAATTTATTTGTCATATCACACAAAGGCGATGTGTTACAAGATAAATTTACTAATGTTATTCGATTTATAAAAGAAAAGAATTTTTCAAAGGTAAAAAAATGAATGATGAAGTCTTAGTTATTAATACTACTGATAGTTTGACAAAACCAAAAGTTTTAGAGCCAATGAGTTTATACAATGAACATTATCCGTTGCTTTCACAAAAGATGCCAGAATATACTAAATCTCTGCCAAATACTCAAATAAATATTTTAATTGAACGAATGAAGTTAACAATGAAAAAATTTGGCGGCATTGGCCTCTCTGCCAATCAATGTGGTATACCAATTAGAATGTTTGTCATTGGCCACGAAGACTTCAATATGGTATGCATCAACCCAAAAGTTTTGATGAAATCGGATGAAGTTGAAAAAAAAGATGAAGGTTGCCTCTCTTTTCCTGCTTTATTCTGTAAGATTGAAAGACCTCAATGGATTAACGTAGAGTTTACCAATGAGCACGGGCAAGTTGTTCAAACAAGACTTGACGGCTTGACTGCTCGCTGTTATCTACATGAACTTGATCATATGAATGGCATCAAGTTTACCAGTTATGTTGGTTCAGTTGCTCTTAAAATAGCAAAGGCAAAACAAAAAAAAATAATTAAAACTGCAATTCGAAAGAACAAGTAATGAGTTATTCATTTGATCCTAAAGATGATGTTGAAACGCAATGGCAAAAATGGCGTGATTCCGGTTTGATGTTTGAAGACATTGATGAAAGTATGCTTCGTGAGCGTGTAATTCAGGAACTTACTTATGTTTCAAAGATGGATGTAAAAGAATACACTTTATATCAAAAATGGTGTGAAGTACAAGAACGTTATCCGTCTATTATTGTAAATGATCTTTGGGAAGGCGAGAAACGTGTACTTGAAGATGAAGAACAACGCCGAGCAATTGAAGAAATCAAGCGTAACTTTTGGTTGCCAGAAACACCAGAATCATATGAAGCTTTGCAACCAGAACTTCTCTACACTAATAAAGATAAAGAATTGCCTGAACTTTGGAATTGTATTCGAACATTTTCTTCTACGATGAAGAACAATTCTAATATTGGTCGTAATCTAAACTTTATCGTGCGTGATAGAGTTACTAAGAAGTATCTTGGTGTAATTTGTATTTCATCTGACTTTCTTGATTTAACACCAAGAGACAAGTATATTGGTTGGTCAAAAGAATTAAAGACACAAGGCGGCATGATTAATCATACTGCAATTGGTTCTACAATTGTACCTCTGCAACCACTTGGTTTTAATTATGTTGGCGGTAAATTATTGGCACTTCTTTGTCTTTCCGATCCTATACAAGAGATGTGGGAAAAGTTATATGGTGACAAGTTAGTATCTGTAAGTACCACTTCACTTTATGGTAAAACTAAAGCTGACGGCCTTTCTCAGTATGACAACTTAGACTACTGGCAGAAAATGGGCTTTACTTCCGGCTCTGTGTCATATGAACCAAATAATGATACTCGTTATATGATTCGTGAGTGGTTGAAAACTAATCACACTCGCCGTTATTTT